TGAACTGTTCGGAGGATATGAAAACGAAAATGAGGGATGTGACTTCCGGAAGCCGGACTTTCTGGTATCGTCCAAGTGCTGCTATTACCTTAAAGAGAAAAATTGTGACAACTGGGGAAAGGAACACAACAGTGTGCCATATTTGGGATTAATGGCATCCGAGGGCGGCAGGCGTGCCAAGAGCTTGCGGATGAACGGATGTAATTATTTCGGAGCATCCACGATCAGATCAGCACCATTCGCAATCTTCCATAGGCAGGACATTTTAAAACTCGCACTGGAAATGGACGAACTGTGGAAAGCCGGACTGAGAGAAAAATATCATGAGAAACTTTTGAGAGATGGAAAATTATCTGAAAGTTTTGAAATGCCAGACAGCATTATACCGGAGATCTACGGAGCGATTGAAAAAAAGCCAGATGGTACATTGTACACGACAAAGGCGCAGCGCACCGGATGCAGTATGTGTGGATTTGGGATTCACATGGAAAAGAGACCACATCGGTTTGATCTGTTGTATGAGAGCAATCCGAAAGAGTGGGATTATCTGATGTTCCATATGTGCAAGGATAAGGATGGGAACGACTATGGATGGGCGAAGGTTCTGGACTACATTGGAGTTGGATGGGACCCGACAACCATCGGTGGAAATTGTAAGGGACAGATAAGTTTACCTTTATAGGAAATGCACTAAAAAAGCACCTGTCCTGTTCGGTTAACAATTTTTTGGGGCTGGATTATGATTTATTTTTCTTTATTGTTTTTAATGGTTTCTATCAGTTGAGCCGTTATGACTATTAATGTTAGAAGCTGCAAAACATCTGAAATATTCAACATAATCACCTGCCTTATCATAAATTTAAGCCTACTAAGGTATGGTGCTGTAAATATATTGTAGCTTTTATTTAAAAATTGTCAATAACAAGAATTATTACAGAAAGGAGCCGAACCAGCGCGCATAAAGGGTACCCGGTTCCTGCAAAAAAATGATTAATGGAGAATTAATAGTAGATAACTTTGCCGGTGGTGGCGGTGCATCCACCGGGATAGAATTGGCAACCGGATACAGTGTTGACATTGCCATCAACCATGATCCAGAAGCTATTAAAATGCACAAGGCAAACCATCCAAATACAAAGCATTATTGTGAAAATGTGTGGGCGGTTGATCCTGTCAAGGCTTGTAAAGGACATCCTGTCGGACTTGCCTGGTTCTCCCCAGATTGTAAGCATTTTAGCAAGGCAAAGGGTGGAAAACCAAAAGATAAAAATATCAGAGGCCTTGCATGGGTAGCCTTAAGATGGGCGGGGCTGGTGCGACCGAGAGTTATCATGCTGGAAAATGTAGAAGAATTTCAGCAATGGGGTCCGCTAAACCGGCGACACCATCCAATTAAGAAGAAAAAAGGGCAGACATATCGAAAGTTCATAAAACAATTGTGGGAATTGGGATATACGGTTCAGACAAAAGAATTGATTGCTGCGGATTATGGTGCACCTACAATGCGGAAAAGATTTTTCTTGATTGCCAGGTGCGATGGTGGATCTATTATCTGGCCAGAGTCAACGCATGGACCAGTGGACAGTGAAGCTGTTAAGACAGGACTGCTGAAACCATACGTAGGAGCATATACGCAGTTGGATTTTTCCTTGCCTTGTCCAAGTATCTTTGATACTTCAGAAGAAATAAAAGAAAAATACGGAATCCGGGCAGTGAGACCACTGGCACAAAAGACGATGGACAGAATAGCCAGAGGATTGAAAAAGTTCGTCTTAGACAATCCAGAGCCTTTTATCATTCAGTGCAATCATGGTGGTGAGCGTAGACCGAATGACATTAGAGAGCCAATGCCGACGATTACTGGAAAGCATGGGTATGGGATTGTAGAGCCGTATATGGTGCAGATTGGGCAGACTGGTTTTACAGCAGACAGAAGTAAGGATGTAAGAGAACCACTTACAACGATTGTAAGTAAAAACGAGCATTGTCTTATCAGTCCTACATTGATTCAGTACCATTCTGAAACTTCAAAAGATGGAGTAAGAGGACAGACTATAGAAGATCCGATCATGACAGTTGACAGCTCAAATAGATATGGACTGGTCACATCATTCCTGCATAAGTACTATGACGGAGGATATAAAGGTGCTGGGGAAACAGTAGAAAATCCGCTTCCGACAGTGACCGCATGGGATCATAACAGCATTGTTACTGCGAATCTGATCCAGATGAACAACCACTGTGACGGAAAAGATATCAGACAGCCATTACCAACGATCACAGCCGGTGACGGACACTTTGGAGAGGTCAGAGCATTTCTGATTAAATACTATGGACAGGGAACAGGGCAGGATATCAAAGATCCACTTGATACAGTCACAGCACATGATCGCTTCGGATTAGTGACTATCAACGGCACTGATTATCAGATCGTGGATATCGGATTGCGGATGCTGGAACCGAAAGAATTGTACGGATGCCAGGGATTCCCGGATGATTACATAATCGACCATGATTATACCGGAAAGACCTACCCGCGGAGCGAACAGGTACGAAGATGCGGCAATGCAGTGTGTCCGCCGATTCCTGCGGCATTGGTAAAAGCAAATTTACCGGAATTGTGCGTTGCTGAACGGATGCCGAATATGCAGATCGAAGCAGATCAGACCGGTCAACTTAGATTTGCTTAACACGAAGTTGAGTTAAAAAGGAGAAAAAACATGGAAAAATTCTATATTGTTACAAATGCAGATTTTTTAAACGAAATTAAAGATTACAACGTCCACGATGAAGAAAGACGAAAATTGATAAATGAATTTTTTGACGAAAAAGGAATTGCAGGACACGCATATCATATCGGCGGAAATGGATTTTGCAATAGACCATTCGAAGATTTCGAAAAACACAGTATTCGTCTTTACGTTGAGGAGTGTGAAGAAAATAATGCAAAGTTCGGTAAGGAATTATTAAAACCTGTCAATATATTCTGTGATTCCGATGTGATGATGCGTAGTTTCAGAGCAAATAGTAAGACATTAAAAGAGTTTCAAGAATTATGCATTGAGAGAAAAATCATAATTAATAATCATCCAGTTAGAGAAGGAGATTATTTTAAGGAATTGCGTTACGGCGGTTATTCAGTTACCAGATTTGAACATGACGGAAAATGCTATCTGAATGTTAAAACTAACAAGAATGGAATAACGCCAGAGAGTGATGGGTTTGCAGAAATTAAGGGAAGCGAGTATTACAAAGCACTTGAAGAATTTGAAAGTGGGAATTAAAAGGTCAGTTAAATTAGAATTTAAGGAGAAAAAGCAAATGAGCAATATTACAGAAGTTTGGGAAAATGAACGTCTTGCTTATCAGCAGCGATATGTTATGTGGCTTAAAAGATGGGAAAACTATCATAATGAAGATGACAGAGGTCACGCAAACGAATGCAGTTATGTTTTAATCAATATCTTTGGTCTAACTGATGGTCAGATTAAGGAGCTGGAACACAATTACAGTGGTCTTACCAATGATGATTTAAACTGAACTTTAACGGATGAAAGAAGGTGTGACGAAATGAAGATTATTATAGGAATCATAATATATGCGTTTATCGGATGCGTATTTGCCGGATTCTTAGAAGATGATTCTGTAGATGAGATGGATACGTTGGCACAGGTAGCATTCTGGCCGATAATATTACTTATTATCATTGCTTGGATACTTTCCATGATTCCGCTAACAATTGGACGAGTATTAAGAGGCATTTTTGAAGTTTTGGGCAGAGAACTTTAATAAATGAAAGGAATATATACAAATGGTTATAAAAAGATGTGATAGATGTGGAAAAAATTATGAAAAAAAATTCGATTTATGAATTGCATCCAAGAATCGGAGTAAAAGAAACAACTTTAGGAATTGGAATAGTAACAGATTCGGGAGGTTGTAAAAAAATATATGATTTATGCGATGATTGCTTGAAGGATTTTAGAAAGTGGATGGAAAAATCGGAGGAATGATGCACACAACAGAACATGGTGTAAAAGTTCGAAAAAAGATAAAAAAAGCAATTATCTGGTACATAGAACAGCATGGGTATGCGCCTACCGTTCGGGAAATCGGTGAAATGGTGGGATTAAGTAGCACATCCAGCGTTCACAACCATCTGATGAGGATGATTGACAATGGAGAGCTGGAGACAGATGACAAAGTTGGAAGCCCAAGAGCTATCAGAGTACCAGGATATAAATTTATGAAAAACTGAATATTGAAATTTTTGCCGGCTGAAACACGCCGGTAAAAAAATACATATTAAAGAACATATGTTCCGACCATATGTACGTAACTACTAATTAAAAAAGAGCCTGTGCTGGTAACACAAGCCCTTTAGAAAGTGTTATACACTTCCCTCGACAAGAAGAGTATAGCATTTTCTACCCAGATCGTAAAGGGGGATTTGCTATGACAAAAGCAGAATTAATTAACGATGTAGTTTATGAGATGGCAGGATATCTGACACCAGAAGGAATTGACCGCCTTAAGACTGTTATCACTTTTAAATTGGTCAATATTAATCTGACCGCAACAGAGACATTGCCGTCTACAAACGTGTACGACAATGAATGGATCATGGAGCGATATATAATCGACCTCACCGCTACAGGAAGAAAGCGGAGTACGATTAAGTTGTACATCACGATTATAAAAAAATTCTTTTTAGAAACCGGCTTAAATTATCACACCTGTACCGGGCAGGATGTAATGGATTATATCGCTACCAGATTACATAAAGATAAGATTTCAAAATCCTATGCTTCTACGATTCAAAAATATATGAGCAGTTTCTTTGCGTGGGCGTACAGAAAGAAGCATATTGAGGATGATGTATCCAGAGATATAGATAAAATCAGACAGCCACAGAAGAGAAAAGAGCGGTTGTCAGATGAAGAGATTGCCAGAGCATCATTATCCATCGGTCATGATCTGCGCCTCAATGCTCTATTCGAATTAATGCTTTCCGCTGGTCCTCGTGTCGGGGAAATCGTCAACCTTAACATTGACAACCTTGATTTTGCACATAAGGAAATCCACATCTGGGGAGAAAAGACAAGCCAATGGCGCACCTGCTTTATGACAGAGAGATGCAAACAGGCATTAAAACAGTACATCGGAGATCGCACGGAAGGCGCAGTGTTTATCGGCTTACGTGGCAGAGGACGGATGTGTAATAAGTCAATTGAGGACATGGTCAAAGAGATTGCGCTTTTTGGCGGTTGTAAATTTAATGCGACAGTGCATTCGTTTCGTAAGACGTTCGCTTCGAGAGAATACCGTAGGACTAAGGACGTGCTTTTCGTTTCAAAACGTCTCGGACACAGCAGTACGGATGTGACTATTAAGTATTACATTTGCGATGATGTTGAGTTGGATAGGATGCAAGCAAATTTAGCAGCATAAAAGAAAAAAACACTTGACTCATGAGGTCCGAGTTGCATCTTGGAGAGTTCATTCCGGAAATCAACCAGTAAAAACAGTGTACAAAACTTTACAGTAAAATGTGTTATATAATAAATACAGAGCATGAGCAGATCGAAAAGGTCTGCTCTTTTTATTTACAGGAAGGAGGATTTTAATTGAATACGGTCGAACCAATCAGAGACATCAACACAGTCTGGGACATAGCAGACTACCTGGGGGAAAAAAGCGAACGGAATAAGATCATGTTTCTGTTCGGAATTTATGTAGGCATCAGAGTATCTGACATTTTGAGCTTAAAGGTAAGAGATGTGAGAGATATGAACTATGTCAGCATCCGGGAGATGAAAACCGGAAAAGAGAAACGCTTTCCGATTAATGAGGAATTAAGGCCTTTACTTAATAGGTACATAAAAGGAAAAGCAGATTATGAACCGCTGTTTCCATCGAGACAGCAAAACAAAGCGTTATCCAGATGTCAGGCGTACAATATATTATCAACTGCCGGGGAGAAGTTTGGGTTACAGCATATCGGAACGCATACCATGAGGAAGACGTTCGGATATCATTTTTACCAGCAGACGCATGATATCGTGACATTACAGAAGATATTTAATCATGATAACACACACATAACTATGCGATATATAGGACTGGAGCAGGACGCTATCAGCGAATCAATCATGAAGCTATCGTTTAAAAAGAGACGATAGTTATTTTTTTATCAGTAAAGTTAAACATAAAACTTTTAATGTATAACTGATTGGATATGATATGAGTTTCTTCTATTAAAAAAGAAAAATAGAGCGAGTTATACAGAATGTAAAGATATGATAAAGTGAGCGAGGTGAGCAGATGAATAAAGAAAAGTATTCTGATCCAACAGCAGAACAGGCGATTGCTAATGTGATGCGAAAGGAAAAGAAAAGGAATCATTGCGACTGGGAAAAGTTCAGGGCAGATAAGACGAACATGGAGCGGAAGATGGAGAAGTTTATAAGAAAATAAAAGAGTGTACAAAAGTTTACAGTGATGTGTGTTATAAAGATAGTGTGAAGCGTGGCTGATGAAGCTGCGCTTTTTCATTTACTTAATTTTCCCAATACATTCCAGACATTCAATGAGCGTTGGATGTCTGGAAAAAGAAAGTGTGGTGAAATGGCGAAGGAATGGCGAAGGAATGGGCAAAACCATTTTATAACAGTACGGCATGGAAAGAAGCCCGTGCCACCTACATTAAGTTACGAATAACAATTGATGGAGGATTGTGTGAGACTTGCGGAAAGAAACATGGTTACATTGTTCATCATAAGATTCCGTTGACAGAAGAAAATATTTGCGATCCTGAAATCACATTAAACTTTGAAAACTTTAAATATGATTGCAAAGAATGTCATGATAACGAGGATGAGAATCATGGAGTGAATCGAAAGAAAGAATGTTATTGTGAATTTATAAATGGGATTCCAATTCCAAAAGGGAAACGCGACGATGAAAGAACCCCCCTTTAAAAAAATGCATTTTTTTTATTTTCAAGACCGAGACAGAAGGTCGGGATAACACACAGGTCGCACACATGACCCCCTCCCCCCAAGGAGATTTTTATGGCAGAAAAGAAAATTAAAACGAAAGAAGAAAGGATTAAGTCGGAAAAGAGTAGACTTAATAAAATTTACAAAGACATTGAAGAAAAAAGAAAGAATACAGTTCAGGGATTGATTGAGCGCGCAGCTTATATGAGAGTAAGTATCGAGGATATGGAAAAAGACCTTGATGAAAATGGTTTCACTGAATGGTTTCAGCAGGGAGAAAACCAAAAACCGTATCAGAGAAAGAGACCTATTGCAGATATGTACAACCAAATGAACAATTCTTACCAAAAATGCATAAATCAGTTGACAAATCTTTTGCCTAAAGATGATGCGAAGCCTGTTATAAAATCTGATGGCTTTGATGACTTTGTTGATAGTAGAGAGGATGTTTGATGTTCAGATATCCTCTTTCTTATAATCCAATCCTAGAATACTGGGAAGAGATTGAAAGTGGCAGAGAAGTTGTCGATATAAAGATAAAAAAATGGTATGAATATCTGGTTGATATGATCAGAACCCCTGGAGAGTATTTTTACAGTGTAAAACGTGCAAATCACATATTGGAATTTGCAGAAAATTATTGCCGACTTTCAAAAGGAGCTGGAGCAGGAAAAATTGTTAAGCTTGAGCTTTGGGAAAAAGCTCATTTGGCAGCAATATTCGGATTCATAGATATTGACGGAAACCGTTTGTGTCGTGAATCCATTTTAATTGTCGGAAAGAAAAATGGTAAATCTCTATTAGCCTCTATTGTCGGCCTATATATGCTAGTTGGAGATGGAGAGCCTGGACCAGAAGTGTATGCTGTTGCTACAAAAAAAGATCAGGCAAAAATTATTTGGTTTGAATCAAAACGTATGGTGAAAAAATCACCATCATTGTTAAAACGAGTTAAGCCTCTAGTAGCTGAATTAACAAGTGAGGATTTTAATAATGGCACTTTTAAGCCACTTGGAAGTGATAGTGATACATTGGATGGCTTGAATGTACATTGTGTTTTGATGGATGAGATTCACCAGTGGAAGAATGGTAAAGCCTTGTATGATATCATGGCAGATGGAACGTCTGCCAGATCACAACCGTTAGTTTATATTACATCTACAGCCGGAACAATCCGACAGGATATTTATGATGCAAAATATGATGAAGCAACAAATGTTATAAATGGACTTTTTGAAGATAAAGGATATAAGGATATCCATTTGTTTCCATTCATTTACGAATTGGATTCCAGAAAAGAGTGGCAGAACGAAGAGTGTTGGAAAAAAGCTAATCCCGGTCTTGGAACTATTAAAAAATTGAATTCTTTGAAAGCAAAGGTGGAAAAAGCAAAATTGAATCCAGCTTTAGTAAAAAATTTGCTTACAAAAGAATTTAACATCAGAGAAACCACAGTTGAAGCATGGCTCACATTTGAGCAGATAAAAAATACAAAGCATTTTGATTTAAAAAAACTTAAACCGCGTTATGGAATAGGCGGAGCAGATTTGTCTAGTACAACAGATTTGACTTGTGCAACTATTCTTTTTATGGTTCCAAATGATGAAAATATTTATGTTTTACAAATGTATTTCTTACCAGAAGATTTGCTTGAGGAAAGAGTTAGGGAAGATAAAATCCCATATGATCTCTGGAGGGATATGGGCTATTTGAGAACCTGTCAGGGAAATAAAGTTCATTATAAAGATGTCGTTCAATGGTTTGATGAAGTGGAGAAAAACCTTGACATTTATATTTACAAGGTTGGATACGATTCATGGTCAGCAGATTATTTTGTGCAGGATATGAAGGGAAGATTTGGAGCAGAGACGATGGAACCTGTAATTCAGGGAAAGAAAACTTTGTCAAGTCCAATGAAATCATTGGGAGCGGATTTAACAAAAAAGAGAATTATTTACAATGAAAATCCGATTCTTGAATGGTGTTTATATAACACGTCTGTTGATGTTGATAAAAATGATAATATTCAACCGGCAAAATCAAATGTCAAGACAAGAAGAATTGACGGAATGGCATCATTGTTGGACGCATACGTAGCATTGGAAAATAATCTGGAAGATTATCTTTCTATTATTTAAGTGAGGAATTTACATGAAATTTAACTTGTTTAAGAAGAAAAACGCATCAATTTCAGATCGTTTTGCAATGGTGACGCAGGAAGGAAACGGATTTTATTCTTACAATGGCAAACTTTATTATTCAGATATCGTAAGAACATGTATTAAGCCGCGGACAAAAGAAATCGGAAAAGCTACTGCAAAACATATAAGAGAGAAAACGATCACTGATGAAAATGGAAATAAAAAAACACAGTATGACGTGAATCCAGAACCTTATATGAGATTCTTATTAGAAGAGCCGAACCCACTTATGACAGGTCAAATGATGCAGGAAAAGGTAGCAAATCAATTATCTTTAAATAGTAATGCATTTATTTTGATTGTCAGAGATTTAAATGGAATACCCATTGAATTATACCCGATTCCATGTGTAAGTGTACGTTCAGAATTCGAAAATGGTCAATTATTTTTAAGATTTTTCTATAAAAATGGCAAAAATGGACGTTTTCCATATACAGAAATCATCCATTTAAGAGATGATTTTTTAAATGATGATGTATTTGGAGACAACCCGGGAAAAGCACTCACGGAATTAATGGAGTGTGTGACAACTATCGATCAGGGAATCATAAAAGCAATAAAAAATAGCAATCTGATCACGTGGCTGTTGAAGTTTAAAAATTCAATGAGACCAGAAGATTTGAAACAAAATATAAAAGATTTTGTAGCAAATTATCTATCTATAGATTCAGAAACATTTGGGGCAGCAGGAGTGGACGCAAAGGCAGATATCGAGAGGGTAGAATATAAAGATTTTGTTCCAAACGCCTCAATTTCTCGTGATATTGTGGAAAGAATTTATAATTTTTTCCAAACAAATAAAAAGATTGCTTCTGGAACATATTCGGAAGATGAGTTTGTATCTTTTTATAATATATCTGTTGCACCAATTTTACAACAGATGAGTGGAGAGTATACGAGAAAATTATTTTCAAGAAGAGAGCGTTCAGCAGGAAATAAAATTGATTTTGATTCTGCTAATTTTGAGTTTGCAAGCATGAATACAAAGCTTGCATTAACGGCTTATCTTGATAGGGGAACGCTAGTGCCAAACGAAGTGAGAAAAATTTTAAGGCTTCCACCGATTGATGGAGGAGATGAACCATTGCTTCGTAAAGATACAGGCAAGTTAGTTGAGAAAGGAGGAAACGATAATGGTACAGATACCGATTAAAGGAGTTGTTATTCCAGACGAAGATAAATGGATTTATGATTTGCTTGAATTGGATGCAGTATGTCCTAGAGATGTACAGAGTGCTATTAGAGATGCAAAAGGAGAGGAAATCACATTTGTTGTAAATTCTCCGGGTGGAGAGATTTCTTCTGGCGGTGAAATGTGGTACATGATAAATTCATGTAGTCAGCATACAACTGCGGATATAGTTGGTTATGCATGTTCGGCAGCATCTTATTTGGTCATGGGAGCAGATTCTGTAAGAATGGCACCGCAGGCACTTATGATGATTCATTTGGTAAGCAGCGGTGCACAGGGAAACCATTACGATCTGGAACATGAAGCAGAAACGCTTCGGGTAGCTGATAAAGCTATCAGTAATGTTTACAGAGCAAAAACAGGGCGTAGTAACGAAGAATTTTTACAGCTCATGGAAAATGAAACATGGATGGATTGCGACAAGGCATTAGAGCTTGGCTTGATTGATGAAATTATTGGAAACGATACACAAAAGTCAGTAGGCAATGTAAAAGCAGGAACTTTATATAATGCTTTTGGTGGAATGCTCAGTGAAGAAGTTAAAGAAAAAATTAGAAACATGGTAAAGAATCCTGGTCTTACTGATCAGGATATTTTATTACAAAGAAACAAATTAAATTTATTAAAAATCGGAGGTATTAGAAATGAAATTTAAGAACATGCAGGATTATTTGAACCAGAGGAATGCGCTCATTCAGGATGCAGAAAATCTCATTAATGAGGGAAAAGATGCGATAGAGGTTATGGATAATATTAAGAAATTGGATAATGCGTATGAAGATTTTAGAACAAAAAATGCAAATCTGAATGCACTTAAAAATAACCCTGTTGTTGATCCGGCGGCACCGGTAACAGCTGGCAGTGTAAACACATCTGGAAATACAGAAGAAATTAAGGATTTATCTTCAGATGAATATAAAAGGGCATGGATTCATGTCATGAAAGGAAATAAGCTGACTACACAGGAACAGTCAATTTTTGATTCTGTAAATATGGCTAATCCGATGAAAAATACTGAGACTGTATCAGAGCATTCTGTCCTTATTCCTACAACTGTGCAGCATGGAATTTGGGAACAGGCTGCAAAAGAGCATCCAGTGTTAAAAGATTTGTTGCCAACACACGTGCAGGGAGATATTGAAATTATTATCGACACATCTTCCGAAAGTGATGCTGATTGGATTGACGAAGGGGATAAGCCAGCTGATGCAGAGTTTTCAGAAGGTAAAATTGTTTTACAGGGATGCGAACTTGCAAAATCTGTGACGATTAGCTGGAAACTGAAAAAAATGAACGATCAGGATTATGAAGCTTATTTAATTAAAAAGCTCGGTGAGAAAGTTGGTAATGCAATTGCAAAGTCAATCTTTCATGGAAAAGGAAAGCCTACTGCAAGTGAACATAAGGCACAGGCAAAAGGTTTCATTACAGCATTAGAAAAAGAAAACAGTACACCAAACATTATTAAATACAAAGAGACAGCAGGTGTTTCTTATAAAAACATCACATCATTAATGTCATTGATTCCAGGTGCATATTTGTCAGGTGCAAGTATTTATACAAAAGGCACAACGCTTTGGAATCAGTTGGCAAATATTCTCGATGCGAACAAACGCCCTATCTTTATCCCAGATGTGACTGAAAATAGTGTAGGAAAAATTTTCGGCATCCCTGTAAAGGTAGAAGATGGTGTAGAAGATGGAGAAGTTGCTCTTGCAAACCTTAACAAAGGATATGCATTTAACTTCAATGAAGAGATGACCATTTACACAGAGGATCATGTGAAAGATCGTACTACAGATTATATGGCTTACGGAATCGCAGATGGTGATGTCATTACCACAGAAGCATTTGCAGTCATGCAGAAAGAAGCTGAATAAGTGCGCTGCTATATAATTAAGAAGAATCAATTCGCACAGCAGTGAAAATCTGCTGTGTGTGAGGTAAAGAAATGGCAGATATTAATAATATAATTAAAAATTCAATGCGAATCTCACATGACAAATTAGATGATGAAATTATCAGAAAAATCTATTCTTGCAAAGAAGATCTTAAAAGTTATGGTGTAAATTCTGAAAAAGAATCAGAGCTAATAACAACAGCATGTGAATTCTACTGTAAATGGCATTTTAATTATATGGGTATCGGAAGTGAATTCAAAAAATATTATGAAGATTTAAGAGATCATCTTAGTTTATCTACAGAGTACAGAATAAAAAAGGAGAGCAATAATGCTGGAGAGGAATGAGATAGCACTTCTTATAACTCAAAAAATGGAAAGAAACAGAGACGGCTTCCCAGACCCTGTTATTTTGTCTCAAAAAGAAATTTTTGTAGCAGAATTATCAGCTAAACGGTCAGAATTTTATGCTGCATTAGCAAATGGTCATAAGGTCACAAATGTTTTGTCTGTAGACTTGGATGATTATAAGAGTGGAATTATCAATGATGATGGGAAAAAAAGATTTCCGAATATCGTCATTTATGATGACATTAAGTATTCTATCTTAAGAACTTATAAAACTGATTCGCAGACTATTGAACTCACATTGACGGAGGTTGAATAGATGGCAGAGGGAATCTTTGATTTTCCAGTGGATTTTTTAAAAGACTTCATTGAATCTGATCCGGCTGACATATGTAAGGAAGCTCTAAAAGAAGCAGGACCAATATATGCAGATTATATGAAGAAGTCCATGAAAAAAGTAATAGAGCATGAAGGCGATTCTGATATGGTTGAATCTGTTAAACCATCCAAAATACTTAAGAATCGTAATCGGGACGGATGGACAGATGGATATTATGTCAATATTCAGCCAACAGGAGAATCAAAACAAAAATATTATTATGGAACAGATAAAAAAGGCGGTCATTATCCAAGAAAGTATCCTGTATCAAATGCTTTGAAAGCTATTTGGAAAGAGTACGGGATTCCTGGACGTCAAAAAGCAACACCATTTATTGTGGATGCCAAAATACATGCTGAAAAAGCTGTTATGGATAAATTGCAGGAAGTTTATAACAGAAAGATAGGTGCAGATGATTAATATTTTTGAAAAACTCTTACCAATTGAAATATCTACAGGAATTAAGATTTATGAAGATTCTTGTGATGATATGGAAGAAAAATATATTGTTTTCACAATTGAGGGTGAACAACCTATTCAGAATGGTGATGATAAGGTCTTAGCAGATACTATTTATGTCACATTACAATTAATAGTTCCGAAAAGATTTGATTATGTGGAAACAAAATATAAAATTCGTGATCTTTTAGAGGACAATGAGTTTTCTGTCACGGATATTCATTCTTATGCAAATAATGAAATAAACGGAACAGATAAAATCAGGAGAATTATTTTTGAAACCAATATTACAGTAAATCATTAATTAGGAGGAAAAAACAATGGCATATTTTGGACTTTCAAATCCTTATATTGCAAAATACCTTTCTGACGGTAATTATACCGAAGGGTTTAAGTGTGGAAATGCAGTGAGTACATCAGTAACTCCTGCTTACAACGAAGGCTCTGTTTTTGGGGATAATAAACAGACAGAGTATTTAAAAGAATTTAAGAATGCAGCAGTTGAGGTAGGTGTGACATCACTTCCGTTAATTGCAAAATCAGTCCTTTTTGGTCATGAAATCAACGGAAATGAAGAAATTTCGAACACAGAAGACGCTGCTAATTATGTTGGATACGGATTTATCTCGAATGAAATGATCGAGGGTAAAAGACAGTATGGGGCATGTGTTTTGTTAAAAGTATTATTTGCCGAAGGTGCAGATTCTTATGCTACAAAAGGCGATAGTATCACGTTCTCAACACCAACTATTTCAGGGACTGCAATTGCAATTGACGATGGAAAGTGGAGAAAGAAAAAATTTTTTGATACAAAAAAAGAAGCTGAGGCTTATATCGAAGCAATCCTTAACATCACACCGAAATGCGAGACACCGGTATTCAGCGTTGACGGTGGTACATATGCCGAAGCGCAGAGCGTAGAGATTTCATGTGCGACTTCCGGAGCAAAGATCTATTACACGACTGACGGACTTACACCGACAGAAAGCTCTACAGAGTACACCGGAACACCGGTATCTGTTTCGGCAAGCAAATTGCTTAGAGCGATCGCTATCAAAGCCGGTAGTGCAAATTCTGACATTGCGTCAGCGGAATACACGATTTCCGGCTAAAAGAGAATAAGAAGATAAGAGGGATGGTTTTTCCATCCCCCTTTTTTCAAATGGGAGAAAAAATCATGGATAAATTAACATATATAGAAGTTGGGAAAGAAAAATATCCGATAAAATGCGATAATCTTGTGTTGCAGCAGATTCAGGAGGAGTTCGGAAGCGTGAGGCTTTTTGAAATGGCCTTGATTGGTCTTGCAGCGGAAAAAAATCCAGATGGTACGGATAAGAGGGATGATAAAGGACAGATTATTTTAAAACACGTTGAGCCGTCCATTAAGGCGATTAATTTCGGACTTCCTCTTATGGTAAACGAAGGCCTTGAAATTGAAGCGGAGCAGAAAAATACAGATTTTAAGTATCTGGAAGATAAAGAAATAATCAGATCCATCCAGCTTTCGTATTTGAAGCTTTCAGAAATTATGCACAAAGAGCTTGCAAGGTGCTTTGAAACAAAAAAATAAAAACCCAAGTGGAGAGCGATAGTGACAGCGAAGCTGATACGATCATCAACTTTACTTGGGTTTTATTAATTGGAATGCGGTTCGGTTTCACGAAAAAGGAAGTTGAACATATGTACTATGGAAAATGGCAGGATTTTTTTGAAATTTATAAAACAGTGCATGATTTTGAAATGAGCCAGAGGTATGTGCCTCTGAAAGAAGAAGAAACAGAATCAACAGGATCTCTTATGGATTTATAAGGGGGATTTATGGCGTCAAAAGGAACAATTGGCGGTCGTATCGTTCTCGAAGGGGAATCCGAATACAGAGCTGCCTTAAGAAATATAACACAGGAACAGAAAGAACTCCGTTCTGAAATGAAGTTGTGCAGCAGTGAATTTAAGGAAAGCCAGAATTCACTTGAAGCATTAACAAAAAAACATGAAGTTCTGGAAAAACAGATTGATGCGCAGAAAAAGAAGGTAGAACTCTATGCGAATCAATTACAGAAAGCAAAAGATACAGAAGCAGATTATGCTAAAAAGGTTGAGGAGCTTAAAGAAAAGCTTGCTTCTGCTGAAAATGAATTCAAAGACATGAAGGATTCGACAGAGGTTTCCTCGGAAGCTCTGGAAAATCAGAAAAAAGTCATTGATGAATTAAAAGAAAAGCTTACTGTTGCAGAACAGGGATATGAGAAATCTGGACAGGTTATCAGTCAGTTTCAAGTCAATTTAAACAATGCAAATGCTGACTTGAATGCAATGTCTACTGAATTGCAGAATACAGATAAGTACATGAAGGAAGCGGAACAATCCGCAGATTCATGTGCAACGTCTATTGATGAATTTGGACACAGAACGAAAGAGGCTGGTGAACAATCCAGAAAATTCGGCGAAAAATCCGAAAATGCAATCAATAATCTTTCCGATGCACTTGTGGCGACAGGAATTGTTCAGGGCGTTGAAAAAGTCAAAGATGCATTAATGGAATGTGTAGCGTCTTCTCAACAATTTGAAACAGCAACCGCAAAGTTATCAACAATTGCGGACACGAATGCAGTTTCCATGGTGGAGTTAAAAGACCAGATTATAAGCGCATCTACAGAACTCGGTGTTGCCGCTTCTGATATCTCTGACGTGTCTTATGATGCTATTTCTGCATCTGTCGATACTGCAAAAGCTGTCGGTGTCACATCAGATGCGGCAAAGCTGGCAACCGCAGGATTTACGGACACATCAAGTGCCCTGTCGGTTCTTACAACCGCCATGAATGCTTATAATATATCGGCAGATGAATTGTCTGGCATTTCTGACTCACTGATCCAGACACAGAACTTAGGTGTTTTAACGATTAACAGTCTGGCATCTTCAATGGGTAAAGCAATCGCCACGGCCTCGGCTTATTCCATTGATATTTATAATCTGGAATCTGGATATATCGCTTTGACAAAATCCGGTATTTCCGCAGAAGAATCAACCACATACATGGCTTCGATGTTCTCAGAGCTTGGTGATGCTGGTTCTGATGTTGCCGGAATTATTACAGAAAAAACCGGAAAGTCCTTCGGTGAACTGATGCAGTCCGGCTATAATCTCGGTCAGGTATTGAATATTTTATCTGAAAGCGTGGACGGAAATGCAGAAGCAATGATGAACCTGTGGGGCAGTCAGGAAGCCGGAAAAGCGGCAAATGCAATTGTAAACAGGGGATTGAAAGAATTTGAACAGAATCTTGATTCTGTAAAAAATTCTACTGGGGCTACACAGAAAGCTTTTGACAAAATGGCTGATACATCGGAATTTGCTTCTAAAAAAATGAAGGTTTCTATGCAAAATTTGAAGATCGCAATCGGTGACGAGTTGCAGCCGGAAATGGAACGACTTTATTCTGCAGGTACAGATGTCACGGAATGGGCGATAGATTTTGTGAAGGAAAACCCAGCGGTAGTTGATGCGATTGCAGCACTAGCGGTTGGAATCGGAACTTTTGCAACCGGGTTAGCTGTTGCAAAAGTTGGAATGATCGCATTTAATGCCGTAATGAACGCAAACCCGATTGTCTTATGTACAACGGCTGTCATTGGTCTGACCGTAGCAATGACAGCATTACTCGATCATCAGAACGAGTATGTTGAGAACACAAAGGCAGCAGTGGAGGAGCAGCAGAAAAATATTGATTCTTTACATGAAGAAATCGAAGCGAGAAAAGCTTCTAACAGTGAGACAGAAGCCACTGTTGCAACCATCAGTTCGCTGAAATCACAGCTTATTGACCTTAATGGAAAAGAAAAATTAAGTAATCAGGACAAAGCTGAAATGGTTTCGATCGTTGCCCAGTTAAATGAACTTCTGCCAGACATGAACCTCTCCATAAATGAACAGACCGGCTATCTGGAGCAGAACAATTCTGAGTTAGAAGATTTGATTGAAAATCAGACGGAATATCTGGAGTTACAGGCAGCGCAAGAGGAGCAGGCGGAAATTATCAAGCAGATAACGAAAGCTAAGATCAATTTAAACAAAGCGACCTCCGAGCAGGCAGAACTGGAATCAGATCTTGCGGAAAAACAGGCAGAATATAATCAGGGGATGATTGAGGGTACAATCCCGGCTTATGGTGACCTTTATCAGGAAATTGCTGAAGCTCAAAAAGCTGTTGCTGAATATGACGATCAGATTACAGAATCGCAAGCAATACTGGATGATTTACAGGGCGATTATGAAGTCGCAACCGATATGATCAATCAGTATAAAGAATCCATGAATCAGGCATCTGATGCAGTAAATAGCACGAATGCAAATACGATCGAATATGGTTCTAAAACCTACGAGGTTTCGGAGGAAGTGAAGGCTTCCTTTGATGAGATAAATGCTGCTTATCGAATGGCAAGTGAAGAGGCATTATCATCTATTTCCAGCCAGGTATCTTTGTTTGATGAATTATCAAGCAAATCAGATATGACAGTACAGCAGATGTCGGAAAATCTGCAAAGTCAGACAGATACGTTTAATCAGTATTCGGAAGATTTGAAAACTGCATCGCAATTGATGAAGGAAGATACGACCGGAAGCTTTTCAACGATCGTCCAGTCTATCATGGACATGGGAGTGGAAGGTGCTGGATATCTTCATGAATTGGTCACGGCAGCAGAGGATTCCACGGAATCATTTGATGAAGTCATGAATTCATTCGCAGAAATGGAGGAAGCGAGGCAGACGTTAGCTGACACGATGGGCGATATTAACGTGGGATATTCTGACGCAGTCGATCAGATGATCGCTAGTACAAGTGACGGACTGGACAGTATCAGCAATGCATTTGTTGATAAAAGTCCAGAAATGCGCGTGTCGTCCGCTTATATGTGCGATCAGATTTATGATCAGATGAAAACATCAATCGGAATGACGGATGATGGAAGTTCCATTGTTTTTCAGGGTACAGGAAACTCAATTGCAAAAGGTGTTGCCGATGGTATTACTGCCGGACAGCCTACGATTAATACTGCTTTACAGCGAGCAATTGATAATGCTGTCGCAAATGCAAATTTTAGCGGAATTTCTGCAAGAATAGACAGGATATTAGGGGATCAGCTGAAATGATAAGAGAATTTAGTTTAAAAAACGCAATTGGTAACACATGGAATCTGAACGATTTAGGTTCGTTTTTTACAGAGCCAGACGGCCTCGGATTTGAATATGACGTTGATTATCAGCAGATAGGTAATATTTTTATTAAACTTCAGGATGATATGAAGCAGAAAGAGCCATCTGGACAGATTAAGTTTTCTTCCTATGAAAAATACAGAGAATTTTGCCTTTTTATCCAGCACAAACCGCTTGTGATGGAATACACAACTCCGGCCGGAAGCTTTTTTATGGATGTAAGCATTGATAAACTTGAAAAAAGCGAACTTGAAACAGGCGGACTGTTCTGTGACATTAAATTGCTGGGATTATCCACGTTTTATAAAATTGTTCGAGCTGAAAACGATGGAAGCATTGTAGCAGGTAAAATTTATCCGTATTCTTATAATTACCGCTATTCAGATTATTCTCAGGGAGCGGTTGAATTTGAATGTGACAGCGTTTTAGAATCTGCCGTAAAACTCACGATTCTGGGACCGTGTACTAATCCGTCATGGACACATTATCTGAATGGTGTCGTGACAAGTGTAGGCAAGGTGAATTGCACGATAAAAGATGGAAACAGATTGATTGTTGACAACACAAAAATACCATTTGAAATTGCCGAATATGATTCCACAGGTACATTTGTTCAAAATCTTTATCAGAGCAGCGATTTCTCCACGGACAGATTTATTACACTTGGTTTCGGCACAAATAAAATCAGCTTTGCGCACGAAGGCGAAAATGCGATTGCATTGATTGCGGAGGGAAAAATCATTTATGAGTCTGTATAATATTGAAATTTTTAATGATCATTTTGAGTACATCTCATCATATCAGCTACAGAATGTAGAAGGCTATGAATACGATTATATTTCGTACTCGAAAAGCAAGCTGGAAATACCGGAGATTACTGCATCAAAAGGGGATTATGTACGAATTACCTCAAAGGATTTGAATATTGTTGGAATCGTAAACGGATGTACTGACATGGGATTTTATTACGAGCTTGAATTTACTCCATTTTTGGAAAAATTGGATGTCAACGTACATTACAACAGAAGTCTGCTTTCCACACAAAGTCTTGAACAATGGATTGCCGGAATCATCACAGACACTTTTGTCTCAAATTCTGATTTGGAACAAAACATATATGGTTTTGAGGTAAAATACTCCTCGGAGACATATAATGCGCTGATGGATCTGGAAGAGAATATAGGAAATCTTTATGAGATTTTACAGAAAGCACTAATTAATTACAATGTGGTGGTCACATTTAGCATTGATGTACAGAAAAAGAAAATCATAGCGGATGTGTCAGTTTTATCACAGGGTGTATTTTACATTGAATCTGATTTACCGAACATCCTTGATAAAGAATTCAATTTCAAAAAGTCTGATTCGTCTTACAACAAAATGACGGTATACAATGAGCTTAATGAGGCAGAATACGAGACTTTTTACTTACAGACGGATGGTGTAATTACAAATGCTCCTGCCGCTTCCAAGCGTGTCACACCTGTGATTTTTACAAACGTTTTTATCAAGCACGAAAATGATGATAAAGAGACGTTCCACGATTCCGCATATGATAAGGCTTTTAACAAATTGTCGGCTGAAAAGTATGATAATCTCATCGAAATTGAATGTGAGATAAATGACTGGCTTATTGATCCACTGAATTTATCTATCGGGCAGGACACTGTTATTATCCGGGATGGCGTGAGTTATTCTACCATGCTTACCGGATTTTCCATAAAAGATACCGTCAAATTAATGTTCGGGACAGTACGGCTCGAACTCACGAAAAAGCTTAACAGGAGGTTGAAATCATGAGTATTTCCATGAAACGCTACAACGACACAATTATTACACCAAAGGACGACAGAATTCTTTTTGACCAGATCTTTGACGACTATGGTTTGATTTACGGCGGATCTGCCACTATGGCGGCATCAAATAAAATCCATGTAGGCGCTGCCAGAGGATTTATAAAGGGAACAGAAGTCATTATTGAAGCAGAGGACATTGCAGTAAATCTCTCTGATTCCGGCACCAAGAATGGACGGCTTAAGATTGTCATGGACTTAGCCGATACTGATACACCAATTAAATTTGAATCAGAAGTTGCCGCATCGTTCCCGGCACTGGAGCAGGATGCGAACATTAACTATGATAACGGTCGCTATGAGGTTGTTTTTGCCACATACAAAGCGACAGAAACGACAATCTCTAGCGTGACTCTCGTTATGCCAACTATGCAATCGGTCAAAGCAAAAATTCAGGGCATAAACCAGAGTTTAACTAAGATATATCCTACAGAATATCTCGACATAACGAGTTCATTCTGCAATGCAAACGATTCGTATAAAGCAACTGAAAACTGCTATATTTATTTAGATATAATGCACACAGGAATTGGATATATTACATTAATTCTACCGTGTGGACTTAAAATAGATCTTAAAGGATATTCTAAAAATAGTCGTGAGTTTATGTACCCACTTGCCACCGATCAAATAATTAAAATAGCTGTAAAATCAGATCTGGTAGGAGTGGTAAAAGCCTATGTTTTACAGTAGATTTTAAAGTGCAACAGCCACATTAATACTGAAATTTTTAGTCGCAGTACTCATAACAATCGTCGTATTTGCAGATGCGTCAACCTGTGTTGTTGATGTTTTTGGAGTAGTTGCCTGAGTGTCGAATACCAGATACTTACCAGCCTTTTTTGCAATTATGGAGCAATTTCCATTACCTGAAGCATTTAAATCCATATAATCTCCATGAAGGCTGCCCCATCCGTAATGCACTGATTTGTCAGGTTTTATTAAGATACAGGATACAACCCTTTGATAATCGGCAAAGACAATTGCGACCTCTTTATATCCAGAACTAAAAGGGATAACTGTATCTGCACCTGTGGAATCTACAAAGTGCAGTTTCCCGTCCTTTCCAACATATGTTTTTATCTGAGTTAAACTCTGGTTTAGGGTTGCAGCATAAAGCATAAAATTGTGTACAAAACTTTACAAAGATATGTGTTATAAATTAAGTGAGAAAACCTGTTGAAGAGAAATCTTTGACAGGTTTTTTCGTGCAAAAAAATAAAAAAGGAAGGAAAAAAGCATGAACGAAAACACAAATATGACTGTAAAAACGGTCAAAGGATTTTTTACAGCAATTGGTGCTGTTTTAAATTCACTTTTAGGCGTGTTGTATATTCCGGTTCTTTTAGTGGTCATTTGCAACATCATTGACTATATTACCGGGATCATGGCAAGCCCAAACAGGACTGATGGGAAAATCAGTTCTTACAAAAGCATGAAGGGAATCACGAAAAAGGTCACTATGTGGCTGCTGATTGTTGTCGGTGCGATCATTGACCAATTAATTTTATACGCATCAGAAACATTCGGATTTTCTTTCCCATTCAAATTTTTAATTGCGTGTATCGTTGCGGTTTGGATTATCTGCAATGAGCTGATCAGCATCTTGGAAAACATGATTGACATTGGAGTAAACATCCCACCGTTTTTAATGCCACTGGTAAAAAATATTAAGAGCCAGACAGAAAAAACAGTGCAGATCAAAGAGGATAAGAAGGAGGATTAATTATGAAGTATGGAATTGATGTGGCAAAATGGAATGGAGTTATTGATTGGTCGAAAGTTAAGCTTGCAAATATTTCTTTTGCAGTTTTAAAAGTTACAAACAAAAATAATCGTGTAGAGGAAGCATTTGAGCGGAATTATGCAGGAGCTACAGAGCAGGGAATCACTGTAGGCGTGTATCGTTATGTTTACGCAAAAACTGTTGAGGCGGCAAAAGCAGAAGCTAATGCAATCGTACAGGCTTTATCTGGGAAGAAAATAAACTTCCGTGTATGGCTGGACATGGAAGCCGACAGCATTAAAAATATTGGAAAAAGCAGACTAACAGAGATCATTAATGCTGAAGCTGACATTATTCAGGCGGCAGGGTTCCAGGTGGGAATTTACTGCAATACAGATTGGTATAAAAATGTACTGGATTCTGCTTCACTGAAAAGTCGTTTTCCATTTTGGATTGCCAGATACGGCACAAACAATGGAGAGATGCAGGAGAAGTACTCCCCGGAAGCGTATGCAATTGCATGGCAGTACACCTCAAGCGGATCATGCGATGGTGTAAATGGAAAAGTAGACTTAGACGTTGCTTTTTCCGAGATTGACGTTGCGCCAGTCGTTCCCAATCCTTATGCTCATAAGGTAGGACAGACAGTGTACTACTCATCTTATTATGACAAAGCTACTGATGATATTTCAAAAGCTAAATTCGCCGGTGCAAAATATAAAAAGGGAACTATCACAGCAATTGTGAATGGTGCGAGAAATCCTTATCAGATTAATAGCACATCCATTTATCTCAACGATGGAGATATCCGTGAGGTGATTACTGTGAAAGCTTCAGACGCAAAGTATCACACAGTAAAAGCAGGACAGAATTTAACTGTGATCGCAAAAATGTATGGAACAACCATCAATGCGATTTTGAAAATGAACCATACGATCACAAATAAAAACGTGATTAAAGTTGGTGCTAAAATTCGTGTAAAATAGAAAAGTATTCCATGATATATTCCACGAAAATAAAAACATACTGATTTTAAGCCACTTATAGACGATATTCAATGGGTTCGATTCCCGTTATCAGCTTAGGGTAGGAATCCCGGTAATTTCAAGGAAACTTGATTTTGCCGGGATTTTTTGTTGTTCCCAAAATAATTCTTTAGAAATTCTTTCGTTTTTTATATAATGGTTTTTTAGATAGATATATTACAGTAAGGCATATCAGATAAGGAGTCAGAAGTCAGATGGAACAGTTGAACAACAATGAGTACAATATTTTAGTCGTGGAGGATGACAAAGAGATTCGTGATGGGATTGAGATTTTCTTAAAAAGCCAGGGATACCATGTATATAAGGCAGCCGATGGTGTCGAGGGACTGGAAGTGATCGAGCGGGAAAACTTTCATCTTGCAATAGTGGATATTATGATGCCGCGGATGGATGGTGTGACCATGACAATCAAATTGAGAGAACATCATGAGTTCCCGGTCATCATGCTTTCTGCAAAATCAGAGGAGACAGACAAAGTGATCGGCTTAAATATTGGTGCGGATGATTACGTGACAAAACCGTTTACGCCGTTAGAACTCATGGCAAGGGTAAATTCCCAACTGCGCCGCTACACCCGGTTTATGGGAATGGCACAGAAAAAAGAGGAAGAGGGAAGAAACTACATCATCGGCGGACTTGAATTAAACGAGGATACCATCGAGTTTTCCGTGGATGGAAATCCGGTGAAATTGACTCCGATTGAATTTAAAATTCTGGCACTTCTGATGAGAAATCCGGGCAGAGTTTTTTCGGCAGAGGAAATCTACGAGCGTGTCTGGAACGAAAAGGCAATTAACACGGACACAATCATGGTGCACGTGAGAAACATTCGGGATAAAATCGAGATCAACCCGAGAGAACCAAAATATTTAAAGGTGGTGTGGGGCGTTGGATACAAAATTGATAAACAGCCGTAACGTTAGGATAGGAATTATTATCATTGGATTATTACTTGCAGTTGGTGTGAATGTAAGCCTTTTTCCGTGGATGATAAGGAATGCAGAACAGAAGTCAGCACAATTGTTTTCCTCCAGTGAAAATGTAAATACGGAGTATATTGATACACTTTATCAGGGGGCTTATGTCCTGTATACCGAGATTAAGAACGAGCCGTCAGAAAACCGTACGGAGCCTTTTGTCGGAGAGGGAAGCGGTTATGATGATTACGATTATATTTCAGAGTGGAGCAGTTCCTTTGAGGGCGTCCGGTCTGAGACGGATTATTATGCGACGGATGGAACGAAAAAAGAAGTGAATACGAATGCGCCGTTGTATGAAGTTTTGGAACCGGATTTCAGAATTGACGATGACAAAGAACAGTGGAACTCTTATGAGAGCGTTTTTGTCCTGGACTTTGACGAAGATGGAAACTTGTCCGTCGATGTCAAAAAGGATGGAACAGTTTCTGCGGATACACTCATCAAAAGTCTTTTGCAGGCAGAACGATACAATGAAATACGCACATATGCGGTGGACAATGATACGACCTTTGTCCCGGTGAAAAATTTTCAGGTAGTATACGGTATTCCAAAAGACAGTACGAACCTTGCCTATGCAGATTAT